TTTGTTTTTCAGTAACTGTTTGAAGCCTACAAGTTTTATCTACATGAGTTATTCCAGGAAACCGACTATCTTTTACTTTTACATTGTGAGTCATCCACCTGTGCCTGCCATAAGACTTAAAATATTTATAGGCATCTTCTTCTCTACACACTCCAGCAAAAGGTCTAAACCACTCTCTGTTTTTTACCTCTGAGTTTAATCTTTCTTTTACTCCTTGTTTGGGTGTACAAAGTATAGAGCGATTACCTAAAGCTCTAGCACCGTGTTCTGCTCGTCCTTGTATTAATCCTATTATTTTACCCTGTAATAACATTTGAGACACTTCGCCTACACTTATATCTTTACCTTCAGGTATATCATCGTATGGTTCAGAGCCTAAGTAAGTGCTGTCTACAGGCTCAGAAGGTTTAATTAAACTTAATAAACACCCTAATGCTATACCTCTATCATCTGAGTTAGGAGAAACAAAAGCTTTATATGTGGTATTGTTTAATATATTCATAGCGCCGCCGCCAGCAAACTGTATTTCTCTATCTGGATATTTAAATATAAAAGGCAATGCAATATCTGCAAACTTTTTTTCAAACATATACTGATTAGCATAGGCAAGGTCTTTAGATTTTTCATCTTTTTGATGACAACCACAAAACATTTCTGACCAATTTTGATGAGCTTTATCTATCTCGTTGCTGTTACTCATATCATATAAACGAGTTACATAACCAAACATTTCATCATCTCTTTTTCCATATGATGATAGCCCCATAGCTTTACCGGCATAAGTTAAATTACCAAACCACCAATCCCTTTCTCTTGTTATGTCCCCCATATAATGCCCTAAAGCAGCGTAAGGAACACATAAATCTTTTTCTGATTGATGTATAAGTTGAGGATGTTGTCCTTTCTCACCTAAATATATATTAAAATGACCATTATCAGAACCTCCATCAAAAGAAACAATTAAAGATTCCTTAGCCTCTGAATGATACATTACATTACAAGCGTGTGCTTCATGATGTGGAACATACAATACATTAGCAGCTCTTAAATCTTTATTGTGTTCTTGAGGCCAAGAGTTTGTCATAGCATAATCATATTCTTTTGCCCCGTGTTTTAATTCAAAGTAATCTAATATTTCATTTAAAACTTCAATAGGGTTAAGTATGGGATGGTAATAAAAAAATGCTGCATTTTTTATTTGCACCCATCTTTCTAATTCTATTACCTCAAGAATGTCTCCTCCATAAGATAGAGCTATTGCTGCATTATGAGACCCGTGTATTCCTAAATTAAATTTTGCCATAATATAATTCACCCCAAAGGTCTTGCCAGTTGTAGGGCTCTGATTCCCAAGGGTATTTATTGTATTGAATTTGTTTTCTGTCAAAGTTTAAAGACTTTCTGTGATGGTCTATTTCACCATTGTAGCCTCTAACTATATTTATGTAATCACTATATGTAGACATCCTAGAGCCATAAAAGTTTTTAGCATTGGCGCATATAATAGTGTCTAAAACTAACTCATGGCTTTTGCTAGACTGTGTTAAGTCTTTTAAAAAAATAGTATTATATTTTTCTTTTAAAAAATCAAACATTGATAAGTCAGGTTCATCAGTTGCTATGTATAAAGGTACTGATTTTCTGACACTTCCATCTAATAATGCTTCAAGATTCTTGTAAAGGTCTTCTGTCCATTGTGTTTGTGTATATTTAAAATCTCCTCTTCTTATATGCACAGCGTCATAGTCGCCAGGCATAAGTTTTTTTGACTGTACAAAAAACTCTTCTCTAAACTTTATACCATCTTTTACTTTTTGCTGTATTATCCTTCTTGCGTTGTCGTTAGGAGGATATACATGGTATCCAAAATGTCCCAATAAATTTCTAGGAAAATGTATGATTTTATCTTCACACATAATATCATATAAAAATTCTCTGTTGTCACAATTAAATTCGTTAAAGTGATTTATATCTTCTATACTATGGTATATAAGACCTTTACCTATAAACTTTTGAGGACCCCAGTTTATGTCTGTATCGTTAAACATTACACATTTAATGTCTTTACATATACCATCATAGTTTTGTATCTCTGAAGAATATTTTACAAGGTCAGTATCTTTATAATCGATACAATCAAAATTATCTGTAAACGCTTTTTTATCTAGTATTTCCCAAATATCCCAAAAAGTTTTTTTGTCGTGATGCTCTGCTAAAAATAAACAATACCCTAGAGGAGGTAATATAATTTTTCTTCCTGAAACATATGACATAGCTCCAACCATCTCATAGCACATCCGAATATTATTAAAACCACCCCACCACCAATCAAAAGATATATATCTATCCTTCATAAGGAGTAAACGGTTCTGCGTAAGTAAAGTGTGTGTATATATTGTCAAAGTAAGTCCCTTGATAATTATCCAATCTTCCGTGCATACAGCATCCAGATTCAAACATAATCATTTGACCGGGTTCAACATCTACTCCCCACCACTGATTATCATGGTCTTGAATATTTAAATTCCAAGGAGCATCTTTTCCAAGAGTAATACTAGAAGCAACATGATGGGTATCTTGTCTGTCAAAATGCGCATTAAAAATGGTGTTATTACTATAACTTCTTACGCCATAAACTACAGCTGGGTTTAAATCTCTTTGACACCACTCTTGATGTAAATCAAGCATGGTTGATTTTATAAAATTTACTTTATCTTGGTGTTGATTTATGTCTTGTAAAAAACTTACTTGTTTTGAATAAGCCTCCTTCCCTGGATAATTTTCTTCTTGAAACTGAGCTCTGTCATAAAAATCAACAAGTATACTATATACCGCTGGAGGCACATCTAATACTTGAAAACCTTTTTTGGTTGCTCTAGTAATTGGCTGTAGTGGACTAGGGTCATACGGAACATACTTCCTCTCTTCTTTTATTAGCATCATAATTATATTTAATTAAATTTAACAACTTCCTGTCAATGTAAAACTTGAACCATTCCAATATTTATATGTAAGACCTTGCGTATAATATCCAGCACTAGCATTTGAATTACAACTACTATTAGCATATGCAGTAGTAGCAGAGCTTAAACTGGAGGCGTTAAAGAAATAATTTCCATAACTACCTGAACACACAGTAGAACTGCTTTTTTGCACATATAAATTATAGCATTGAACCACTGGGGCTGGAACAGGACTAGGCGCTACTGGAGCAGGACTAGGGGCTACTGGAACTGGCGTTGGACTAGGAGGTACAATAGGAGCAGGCACCGGAGCTGTAGGTACTGGACTAGGTACAGGACTAGGGCTAGGCGCTACAGGCGCTACAGGACTAGGAGTAGGGGTGGGACTAGGGCTAGGCGCTACAGGCGCTACAGGACTAGGCACAGGACTAGGAGCAACAGGAGCTGGAGCTGGAGCAGGTACAGGCACAGGTATTGGTGCTGTAGGCGTTGGCACAGGAGTAGGAACACTACACGATTGCCCCGCCATTAAAACTCCGCTTATTTGTTGCCTTACAATACTGTCATCGGAATACCATCCGTTTTGTGATATAGTTGATAAATTCGCATCATCATAAATCGTTGTTGCGTTTGTAAAACTTGCTGTATCAAAATAATATGTTGCTAGTGTTGCCATTTTTTAAAATTAATTACAAATACCTTCTCCATAAATATAACCTGAGCCTGGACTTATTTCTACAGCTTTCCCATTTGGTAAACAAACACTAGGCGGAATAAACCACACTTTACCAAATGTATTAGTAACACTGCTTAATAAGGTTGTTCCTGCCGCATCTGTATAAATGTAATCTGCGCCCACTGGACACGCACCGCTACCACTATGATAATAGGTTTGTGTCGAAGAGCTAGGCCCATTAACGCAAGCATCTAAATAACTGCTCCAATATACATTAATACTTGTCATAGTAAATGCCGTGGTGCTTGTTGTTGGCGCTGGTACAGGAGTTGTAGGTACAGGCACAGGGCTAGGCGCTACTGGCGCTGGCACAGGCACAGGCACAGGCACAGGCGTTGGATTTGGATTACAAACCCCAGCTGTATCTATATTAGAAGCTGTTCCTAAATCTGTCATTCTAAAAATTCCCTGTGACTGTCCATAACCTTGATTAGGCTCTCTTACTCCAAAATAATTATTTCCTCCTTGAAATATTGTTGTTAATGCTGCATCTGTATAGAAGAATGTGCTATTAGCATATGTAGTAGCAAACGAACTAGAAAAACTATAAAGAGCTACAGAGGCTGAGGGACACGATGTAGGGCTTGTAGAGCTACCCGTTCCTGGTTCAATTAACCATCGATATACTGGTGTTACCGGTACTGGAGCTGTCGGAACAGGTGTAGGTGGAAAAGTACACCCTGTACAAGCATCTGTAGTGCTTGTTGTTGAATAACAAAGTTTTTGTGAATTAGACTGTCTATAGTCCCAAATTAAATATAAAAAATTACCGCCAGCAGGCAAAGTAAAACTTGCTGAATATTGGTCTGGGTTAGTTTGACTTGATATAGGAGTAACATTAGTTGATGCCGCCAACAAAGCGTTTATGTCAGTACCATTATTATCGTAAAAAGTTCCAGTTCTAAGATATCTAAATTTATTTTTAGATGGGTCAAATACAAAATCATCAGTAGATTCTTTTTTACTTATAATAGAAACTATTGCTCCATCTCCCGGAATAAACCCTCCTCCTTGCTGCCCTGCTTCTTGTAAATATTGTGACACTATAGGATTAGTAGTACTATTTCCAAAAGTAACAGATGTGTTTTTAGGTGGTGAATTAAACCCGCCGTCACTCCACCTATATATATTTGTAATTCTTTGAGACGCATCAGCATTACTGGTTATTGAAACATTAAATACAGTCATGGTTGCAGCCTGAGGACAGCCAGCAGTAACATCTATTGTTTGAGCTGATAAGCTATCGTGTGATATATTTATTTGAACAGTATCTGTAGTAACAACATTTTTATTAAAAGTCAATGTACCGTCTTGAAACACCACGCCGGTAGTGTGAGATACGCTATTGTAAACCGCTGTAATAGTGTATCCTACTCCGCTTATTGTAGTTTCAGAAACTATATCGTTACTGTTTGTTTCAGTTACTGTATTTTGACTAGATTCAGTAACAATATTATCAAAACCTTGAAAAGGTATTACAAAATCTATATTAACTAGACCTAATAAATCACCTAACTCCACGCAATAACTTACAGTTTGCCCTGGTAAAATTGTTAAATCTCTTGTAGTGTTGCATTGAAAACAATCTTCTGACACTATAGGTAGCTGAACATTTGAATGCAATACATACTCATTCATATAAGGGTCAAATCCACCTATTTTTTGAGTATTAAAAGTTTGTATAAATAAATCCCTAAACCATCCTCTCATTCCAGCTTCTGAAATAACCCGAAGCTGTTCGTCTCTCATTGAGCTGCCAACTAGATTTATTACAGCACCTCTTTTTGCATCAGTAAAATATTTATTAGGCCCCCATGATGAATAACTTTCAGGATTTTCACTAACACCATACTCTTCTATTCTAGCTATTTGAGTTCCTAAAACTTCCGGAACAGATGTTACTGCTCCTCCACCCGTAGAATCGCTTAATAAATTTTTACCTGTTAATACATAAGATATTCTATCTTCTTGTAAAGTAAGTATATCTGTTTTTCTACCATCTAATAATTGAATAGGTCCATAAGACTCTTCTAGTGGTTTAAAATTAAGAAGCCCTAAATTAAACTCATTAAGTTTATTTACGTTGGTTTCATCATTATATACTCCACTATAAGTTATGTCGGCAAAACGGTGTTCTTCCTTATAATTCATATTGGATGTTGAAGTAACACGCTCTCCTAAGTTTTTAGTTTTACCAGTTATAGAGTCTAATATTTTATAACTTTCTACTCCATTTCCAAACACATAACAGTTAGAAAACTCTGTGTCTATAATAGCTGATTGACTAGATGTTTGAGTCTGAACATTGCCTGTATGCATTCCGTCTGCACTTATAGGAAAAGATAAGTGGTTTTCATACCATACATTAGGAAGCGCATCAGTAGGTTGTGTTTCAAATACTAAAATAGAATCGGCTCTATATATTTGTATATCCGCTGTAACTGTAGAGCGTCTTTTTGCTCTTGACAATGTGCCTCCACATCTTACAGTACCTGTAATAAGTAATGATAACTCTCCATCTCCTCCAGCAGGATTTTGTTCTCTATAAAATTTATAATAATTTGTGCTTTCAGCAGTTGATATATCAGTTTTAGAAGTGGCTGGAGCTGATTCATATACATTTAATATGCTTCCCGTGTTTCCTCCGACTTCTGTAATTGCATCGTCTAATGCTACTTGAGCGTTGTCTCCATTCCACCAATCCTGCATATTTGAATAAGTAGTAGATGACACAAACTCTACATTTAATGTGCTTATTCTTCTTTCACACTTTGCATTACCTTTACCAACACCTAATCTCTCTTGTCTTATAGATATAACAATTCTACTGCCCGCAGGAACATCATAATCTAAAAACTGACCAGGATTTGCTGGGTCAGCTAGATTCATGGGGTATGAAAGTATAGGAAAATTATTTGCACTATTTTGAATCGCCGTGTCTGAACCCGGAGTTATAATATCATTATCACCACGAACAGTAGAAAAATTATTTGGGTTAATTTTCATGTATGTTCCAGATGGAGAAGTAATGGCAGCTCCGGAAGCATCTTTTAAAAAATCTGCTGATTTTACTTCTTTCTCTAAAACAGTAGCTTCTACGCATCTTAGTATAGGACCATTGCTATCAGACTTTACAAAGTATCTATCTCCTTCTTCTACTTTATTAGCGTTCTCACCCTCTAATAAAAAATATGTTGAATTAGTTAGAGGGTCTTCAAAATAAATACTTGTATATATAGTATCATAAGTAGATTCTGAGGGCTTTATTACAAACTTATAGCGAGTTGCCCAGCTAGGAGCTAATTGCTGACTTGGTATTGTCGCTCTTATATCGTTTTTATTTATTGAGCTAGAACAAGGAATATGTACAGAATTATTAGGACTCACTAAAGCTGTAGAAGCTCTATTAAAATTATCCATATACACTATACCTATTTCATACCCTCTATTGCTATGTAAACTTTTTGGAGAATTTGCAGTAGAAAAAGAAGCGACAGCACTATTAACAGAATAAAACTCATACGAATTGTTAGCACCGTCTACATAATTCATAGCTATAATTTGCAGTCCAATTGTATTGCTTGCTGGAGAGGCTATTATATTTATAGGTTGTCCTGAAGCAGTTATACCACTTGCTGTTTTAGTATATGTTCCAAGAGTAGAAGGCAATGCGCAATTAACCTGGTCAGTTAAAGTAGAACCGTTGCAAGCATTAGTGACGGTTTGAATATTAGCTACAGTTCCTATTTTTTCAATAAAATCGGTACTTGTTGCTAAACCATATACATTATTGAAATTTGTGGGAAGAGTGTAATCAAACACTATGCTAGTGCTTACTGTTTGTGAAGTAGGCGTAGTTCCAGTAAATTGACTATGCTGGATATTAAAATCTAATGTAATACTTGAGCCAGCATTTAATTCTAATGTAGTTCCATTTTGATTAGATAAATCAAAATAGACTACACAATCATTTACAGTTACGGGAGTTGGTCCGTATGTATAATTCCCTGCTCCTGTAGAATCTAACAAATCAGAAATATCTATTACTGTTGAATTAATACCTGCTGAAAATTCTAACCTTATATCTTCTTCAAACTTATCAGTTAAATTATATCCATCTTTATAATTTCCGTACATAAGCCTGTTACCCATTAAAGTTTGGGATTTAGCTATTAAAGGAACATTATCATAAAGCCTCAGTAATTCTGAATCAGGCAATAATGTAAATATTTGACTGTTATCAAACGTATAAGTGTAGTTAGTATTGTTTGAATATCCTAGATTACTTTTATCTAAATACTCTATAACTTTTATATTATTAGTTGTAGATTCTTTAAACAATAATTGTATACCCTCAACCAATGAACTTCCTGAATTAAAAGTAATAATTGCAGCATTCTTAGTATTTTGCATTCCTTCATTTAAATAACTATTGTAGCTAAAATTAAATGAGCTCGGAGTAAACGCTTCCTCGCTAAACTGTGAAGTTGCAGAATATTGATTGTCAGCATATTTATATCTATAAGCAAATGATATAAATCTTTCTTCTAAAAAATCATCTTCTTGACCTGAAACATTAATTGTTTGAATTGTAGGAGACTCAATGGGAGGTCTTTTTATTACTAAAATAGATTCTGCACTAAAACTATCTAAATTATTTACCGGAACACTATACCTTCTGTTTACATTTATGTATCGTGGAGGATTTAAATTGTCCGTAAAATATAAAAGTTTATTATCTATTAAATTAACACCGGTTATTAAATGATAAGTGCTAAAATTTAAAGTAGTATTTAAATTAGTTCCGTCATTAATACTAATAACATGATATGTTATTGAATTATCATTTGTATTATAAGATACAATTAAATCTAACTTACTTGTAGAGCCTGATGGAAAAGATGGGTCATGCACAAACCAATATATAGTTTCATTTGCTCCGTCTTCGTAAGCGCCTACACACCTGGCGTTATTACTTAATTCAACATCGTTAAACATTAAAGTGCTTAAAGATGTATTTCCTTTTGAATTTTCAACTGAACCAACTTCAGAACCTTCTGTAGAGCCTAGCCTTACGTTTAAAGCATCAATATACTCACCATTCGGAACAAGCCTTTCGTCAAGGCTTTTGTTCATACGGCCAGCGATAAAATTTCTTTGAATGTTTGCCATCTTATTTAATCCACTTATTCTCTCCTCTTAGATTCATTAATAATCTACCTGGATGAATATTGCTTAATCTAATTTTTGCGTTTCTAAGTAAAGCTGTTTTTCTTTTTCTAGCTCTATTAATAATATATTCTTGAACATTGAACTTGCTATTTAAAATTGCATACTCAATGTAAGCATAAACATAATCTTCAAAAAGTTTGTTAACCGATACTTGAGAATCATCTCCACCTTCCATTCCGTCAGAGATGTATTCTAATACACAGTTTTCATTAAGCATAGTGGAATCAAAATTAATAACCCCTGCTTTTTTATCTATTCTAAATGTAGGGTTAAAGTTTGCGGTTTCTGTATTTAAACCATAACGAGCTCCAATAGTATAATCTGCATACCAGTTAGATTCAGAATCTAATGCTACTTGGTCGGCTGCATTTTCTTGATTAAGATAAATACTGTTTTGTTGACCATTTTTTCTTTCTGTATCTAAAGTAGATTCATCAGTTATTACCGTGCCGTCAGCATTAAATGTTAGCGTGCCTCCAGCTCCTTGTAAATAAGACTGAGCAGAGTTAACTTGAATGTTCTCATTTAAAGGTCTAAGCCATCCATCTTTGTATAATGAAATACGAATCCAGTTTACATAGTCACTAGGCAGCACAAAAGTTAAGTTGTCAAAAACTGTCAACTCTAATGCTTTTACCTCCATAAATGCATCGTAATTTAATTCTTGTATACCACGCTTTGCATGAAACAATATTTTAAATCTTTCTTCGTTATTAACTAAAGAATGATTTCCAGAATACATTAACTGAAAATTATTTACTATATCTTCCAAGCTTACATATTGATACGACCCCCAATTCTTATTAGTAGGTGCAGTGCCTGCATTTTCGTAATTGATATTGTGATAAGTATGCCATCCTATTGTTCTTGGTTTTCTTGTTGTTCTATTGATTGCCCAAATTGTACTGTAGCTATTTCTCGTATAGACATTCCAGCATATTGCAGTATTCTAGCAACCAAATTATTTACGTCATCTGGAGGAAGCTCAAAGTCCTGGTAATCTGATTGAGACTGGTCAAAGATAGGCTCTCCTCCTGTCAATGAAACATATGTCCATTTAGGGTCTTTAGGGTATCTTATATATTGACAAACTACTCTTCCTATAGTAGACACAGTGTCAGGGTGCAGTGTTAAAATTGAGCCTTCTTGTGTGTATGCAGGAAAAGTAATATTTGGAGCAGTAAGCATAGATTTATTAAGCATAGTAATTTTACTATGGTTTACCTGCTCTGCTTCATTTTTTAAATTTACTTTTTTATAAATTGCATATGTTATATTTGCTGTAGTTAATGATGCCACATTGACTACAAGTGTGGTTTGATTAGTTACAGAAACAACTTTTAAATTTGTCACTACTGAATTAGCTAGTATAACAGACACAACATCTCCCGCTGCTACTCCGTCAGTCTGAAACGTAGCAGTAGAATCTATTAACTGTGTGTTTCCTCCTCCGGTAGACGTTGTAACTCCGGATGAGGTTACTAAACTATATATCAAAACCTTGTTTAATAAATAATAATCTGAGCCAGTTGTAGCTGGTGTAGGAACACTATATTCACTTAACACACTATGAGATAAACTTGCTGTAACAGAAAAAGTATCTATAACTTCTTCATATCCCTTATTAATATCAGCATATCCTGTACCTGATACTCTACCGTTTTCTTTATTAATCTGATTATTATAAGCTATAAAATATTCATCAAAAATATCTAGCTGTGCTTGTTTAGCAAATAGATTAAAATCCGATGGAGAGATGTACCCGTAATTATTCTTGTTAAGGATAGCAAGAACTGTATTTCTAACAGCGTTTATCATCGCTTTCTTTTTTACAAAGATAAGCAAAAAAAAAGAGGTCAATTATTTTTGACCTCTCTCTAGTACCTAATAAAAAGGTAATGTTAAATAGTAGCTACAGCTACGCTAGTAAATACTAAAAGCCCTCCAGATGTACTTACTGGAATTGCTGCGTTTGTCCAAGATGTTTCTGCTGCTTGAACTAAAGCTGCGTTAACATTTGCTCCAAAACCTGAAGTTAAACCTGTTCCAGTAACAGTAAATTTGTGGCTTCCGCCTTTCAAAAAGATTGTTCCAGCAGTTGAACTTGTAGTTTCTGCGTAAAGAATACCATCCACTGCAAGGTGAACATTTCCATCGCTAGCTGTATCGAATGTAATATATTTTGCCATGTTAAAAAATTTATGGGTTAAACAAAAAACAAAGATACAACTAATCTTCAAGCAGTTTTTCAAGCATTTTTAAAGCCTCTATGCCATCATCGCTTTGCAAATATGAAGACACAATAAACATAGGGTCTTCACCAAAAGGTACGGTTAACATCTTTTTTTTATTGGTTGATGTATTATACCATACTTCTTTTTGTTTGTTTCTAAATGATAATAATCCTTTGTCAAAAAATAAATGAACATTAGATTGTAGTTTTAACATAGGGTCGTTTACCTGTCTTAAAAAACCTTGAGGGTCTCGTTTTACTGCTACAAAAATATCTCTTTTTAATTCAGCGGTGCTCATCTTAGATACGTCTGCTCCAAGTAAAACTCTAGCCACATTTTCCATTTGACCTATAGAAAGTTTATCAGCTTCAGTATAAGCCTTAGCCTCCATACTAAGAAACTCTAATTCTTGTTGAGCGTCTTTTTCTTGATTTACTTCAACAAACTTTTTACCGTTTAAAGGATGTAAATGCAAAAACTCTTGTAAAACTGGGTTGTTTTTTGGAACTGATAAAAACCCATCAATAAAATCAATATGCTCTCTACGAATCTGTCCATCTTGCTCGTCTTCAAAACAAGATTTTTGATTTGCTGAATATCTTAAAACTCTATTAATTCCTTTGTCATCATCAAACCACAGTAGTGGTTGTCTTGCTGAACCGCCCCCTGGTATAATAAGTGATAGTGGGGCATCGTTACGAGTCAGTTTATAGACTCTGTCTTTTAATTCTTTTTTCATTATATATAATTTAATTTGATTTAAAAAAAAAGGGAGGCGGTTAAACCTCCCTTGGTAAAAATATTACTCTTGGAATAAGAAGAAGTTGTTTGCACCTAAAGTACATACAGCTCTCTCAGACAAAAAGTGAACTTCCATAGCATCTAAGCTTGAAGTTGCAGCACCGCCAGCAGAACCTGTAATCCAAGTTTTGTAACGTCTGTCTTCAGTTTCAGAAGCTCTGTATCGAACATGAAGAAATGGTCTCTTCGCATTCTTACCTAAAATCTGGTCGTATACTGTAGTTGAACCAGCTGGTACTAATAGTCCGTTAATACGGCCTGAGTTAGCTCCAGTAGGTAAACCACCACGCATAGTTGGGTCATTTAAGTATTTCCAGTCAGACTTATAAAAGTCATAACCTCTACGGAATCCTGTGAATCCTAAGTTCAACGCCATATCTTTGTCGTTGTCAAATAATCCATAAGATGTTCCTCCTGCTCCATAAGAGTTTTGAGTTGCTAACATATCATCTATGTCAAAACCAAACTGTCTGTCAACGAAGATTACATTCTCTTCAATTGAACCTTGCTTATCAAGTCTTGAAATAACTGCATCAAAGTCAGCTAATGTAGAAGGGTTTCCACCGCCCCAAACATTTCCTCTAGCGTTAACAACGTAGAAGATACCTTCAGAACCTTTGTTTCCTACATCTCCACCTGCTGCAATAGCTCCAGAAGCTGCTTCAGCTGGTACTGCTTCAATCATAGAAGTTTCAAGATAGTCATCAAAACGTAATCTAGTTTCGTGCTCCGACTTTAAATACCATAGGTATCCAGAAGCTCCGTTTTCAGTAGTCACTTCTACCCATCCAATTTGTGCCATATCAGACCCGCTTACAGCGTACTTGTCTTTAATGATAATTGGTGAGTTGTCAAAGAATACATCATCAGCTTCTAGTGAGCCTACCATTCCGTTAGTTCCTTTTTTAAATTCAGAACCATAAATAAATACAGTATAAGTAAAGCCACCTGCTCCACCTATTTGTCCACCAGCTTCATAATAAGCTACATTAAAAGTACCGTTTGCTGTATCAACAGACCACCTGCGTTATCAGAAAGAACAATAGTTTGTCCAGCTCTAATAGCAATACTTCCAGTGTTAGGAACTAGCGTATCATTTACAGTAATAGTTGCTGTATCAGACGCTGCTGCTGCATTAGAAGCACAGTTAGTATATTTAGTGTGTAGTCTTCCTTGCTCTGCCCATTTGATAAGGTCAGAATTAGAAGGCATTTCAGCTCCTACTAAACGTAGAAACGATGCAATGGTACGATTACCATATCTTTCGAACTCTTTCTCATAAGTATCAGGTAGATACTGATTTAAAAAGTCGAAGTTAGTTATGTAATTGGTTGAGAGTGCTACTTGTTCTGCACTCGGTTGTAAAGCAAACCCTGGGGTTGCTTGAACTGCTCCAGCCATAATAATTAATTTTTAAAATTTATTTTCGTTTAATACTTCTTATTTTTAAGCCTCGTCCCGAATCAGGGTTAACTGACTTAACTTGAAATCCTCCCTTATTAGTTATTTCAGGTGTTTTACGCTCAGTCATATTTATATTCTTAGTTTTGCGTATCACATCTTCCGTAGCTTCAGACTTGCCTTGTTCATAAAAGAAGTTGGCAAATTTGTCAGGATTCATTGCTATTGATAAAGCTCTATGGTATCCGGCAGCGTCACTAATTAAACCCTTGTCATCCAAGTACTTATTAATAAAGTTCATCGGAGTCTCTTGATTTTTCTTAATGGTCTGCGCATCACCGGGAGAGAAAGTTACTGTTTTGTCGTCAAGCACGAAATCAAAACCTTTGAAATCATCAGTAAAAACTTTATCGGATTCTTTTAAAAACCAATTTCGTTTTGTCTCACTTTCCTGTTGTTGAGTTTTAGCAGATTCTAAATATTGCCTATACTCTTGAAGTTCTTCATTGTTGCTCTGAGAATCAGCAGCCGGTCTCGACTCAAGGGGCTGCTTGTATAATTCTTTTTGCTCATTAAAAAACTTCTTTGCTTTGGCAATAGTTTTCTTTTTTGCTAGTTTAGTTTTTTTAACTACAGATTCGTCATCTAGTTCTTCATCATAAGAAAAATCCTCCATTAGAGAATCTATATCTTCAGGGTCTAAACCTTCGCCTTCTGTAATTGTCAAATACTCTCTTAGCAAAGTATCAGGATTCATAGCACTAAAGTCTTTTTGTAATCTTACATAGTCTTCAATACCTCTTCCTGTTTCTTTTTTATACTTAAAGTAGGATGCAACATCTTCAGGAAGCTCTTCAGCTTCTTCTCTGGCTGCATTTAATTCATCTAATGAATTAATTTCCCTACCATATCTTTTTCCAATATATGAAAGAACGTCCTCTTCAGATA